AATTTTAGTCCAGTTATTAGGATCATATTGAATGTAATTAGGATCATAATTTGGAACATTTTTAAACTTTCTATACATTTCAAATAAAATGTCTAAATGTGATTGATCAGTATATTTAATGCAATGTTCCATACAATCTGACCATTGATCACTGACTTTTTTAGTGTATTTTTCTAATTCTTCTTTATAATTATAAACTATTTCTTCGCCTATAATATAAACATACATATTCACTATTTTTTCTGGGCTAGAAAAATCTGTATTGACTTCGCCAAAATTAAATTCTTCATACTCTCTAATATGTTCTATAACATCAAAAGCCATATCGCCTAGCCATTGTTTAGCTTGATATGTGCCAATGATGTAATAGTCCTCATTAAAAGCATGGTGGTGTAGGTCGTCTTTCCAATACTTAGATTCTTCTAAGTATTCTTTATTTTCTTTAATGTAATCATTAAAGTATTCTTTGATTTCTTTTTTCTTATAATTCATGTTTATCTCCTTTGTTAATATTGCAAGTCAAGGTTTTTGTTTTATCAAGTATCGCTAAATACTCAAGAAGAATAATATTAGGTGTACTTCTTCCAAGCCGATTTTTTGTACACAACCTCTATCTTTGCAAATGTTCTTTGAGAAAGATAAAAATAGTAGTGTACGTGGCTACTTCTCGCACCTTCTTTTGCAATACCAACTCTGCTATTTTCATCTTTCCGTTAATTTAAGTGTAAAAATCTATTGCCTGATCGCCAACAAATTCTTGCCAACTTTCATTTACACTATCAACCAAAAAAGGATAAGCTTCTCTCGAAACCAACCCTTTTAATTCTAGTACAAACTCTCTATCCTCCGTCCAGTGTTGCTCACAATTCATGAAATAGCGATTGCATAAAACGTTCACTTCACTTTCTGTTTCTTCGAGTTCTTTTAAAACCCAACCTACTTTACTCATTTTATTTTCCTCCCGAAAAAGTTTCTGTTAATTGTTCAATTATCGTCATAATATCTTCTTGGCAATAATTTAACATAGTAGCTAAAGTAACTTCTTCAGCTATATTTTCTCTTACAGTCCAGCCTAATTCACTAACAATAGCCAGTCCTTGATATTTGTCATAAGTGTTAGTGCCAAACTTCAAACCCACTTCAAAGCCGTAATTGTTTTCGTCATTTTTGATAGGTAGTTTGTGATTTACTTTTTCAACTAAATCATTAACCTTTTTTGTTTTGGCATTTATTTTTTCAATGAGAGCATCTCTTTGTTCTCTCAATGTCTCAATGTCAGAAACATAAGTTCTAGCCGTCTTATACTCTTTTGTTGATCGAATTGCTTTAGTAACAACTTTTAAATTGTTTGCCTCCACTCCTTTTACAATTTTACTTACTAAGATTTCTCTATCTTTAAGTCTCATAGGTGTTTTTTTCATTTTATTTACTCCTATATTATTAATTAAAATGTAACCTTATCTTATATCAAATCTCCCATAAAATAAAGTATTATTTACTCTTTCTTTTTTCTAACTTAAACTGCTGTAATCAATGGCTTCATCAGAAAAAAACTTTTGGCAAGAGATAAGAAAAAAACTCAAGCATTATCAATGGTTACGGCTTGAATCATACGCTACACAAGGCGTTCCCGATTTACTTGGCACAACTCAAGACGGAATGTTCTTCACTGTTGAATTAAAAGTAACCAAAAGTAAAAGAGTAAAAGTTTCTCCCCATCAAATTGCCTTCCATAAAGCTAGATTAAATAGCCCTAGTTTTATCTTGGTAAAGTCCCTCGTCCAAACACCTTTGAAAAAATCTCAACTCTATCTATATCATTCATCTAAGCTTGATCAATTATTGACCAACGGCATTGAGCCTTCGTTCCTCGTCCCTGATGGGTGGTTAAATTTTGACCAGCATTTGTTAAGCGTCCTTGCGGAGTTCAATCTCGCACGAAAAAGCCCTTGACAAGCGACAAGCTCGGCGTAAGAGCGAAGCGTCCGAGCTTGTCGCTTGTATCTGTTCGGTAACGGCGGGCCTGGCCACTACCTGGATCTGCGTGGCCCAGGCACGAAAAAGCCGGAACCTCTTGCGAAGCTCCGGCTTTAACCCATAGGAGTGGTCGGTCCTATGTCCCCAAGTGTGATTGGGCTGAAAGTTTTTTATTATCAATTACATTCTCATTACCTCCTATGGTTTGTAAATCTATATAAGTATCGTCCCATAAATCTTCATCCATGTCAAGTTCAATCTCGCGCGAAAAAGCCCTTGACAAGCGACAAGCTAGACGGTCGTCTAGCTTGTCGCTTGTATCTGATAACTTGTCACTTGTATCTGGCTGCTGGACCCCGCTGCTGGATCTCGCAGCCAGCCAAAAAAAATAAAAAACAAATAAAAAGAAGGGCGTCCGAAGACGCCCTAAGTGTGGGGACACACGAAATCATTTTAGTCTATCCCTAGTAGCTACAAACTCCTGCATCGCTTCTTTAACAGATAGACCATCAGTTAAATTTTTAACATACGCATCAAGCTCATCTTCTGTTGGAAAATCATTTGGAATAACCTGCCTATCATTTTTATAATAAGACATACCTCCTGAAATTCCATACCTAGACGTATAACCTAAAGCTTCCATCAAAGTCGGCACTGCTACCTGAATGTTTTGCTGAAGATAATATTCTTTAGAAAAATATTCTTTAGTAAACTTACTCATTTGTCCTCTCCATAAACTGCGTCGCTGAAACGCTCGGCATTAAAATGATTGTTGTCTTGTCTTAACATAACGCTAAGGTCAAACATCAAACCCTCTGGCAAATCGTGAGAGTACTTGTTAAGTACTCCCGCGATAGCAATATAGTCTTTTCTAGTCATTCGATATCCTCCATTGCTTTTTCTTTTAGTTCAAGAGTTTCTATTCTGTTCTGAGCAAAAGCCCTGATAAACTCCAAGTCTGCTTTATTGGTCATGGTAGTGACTGCGCCTAAAGCTACGCCTAAAACTTTTTGATCATTCATGACAAGTCCTCCAATCTTCTAGGTTGAAACTGATCGCTAAGAGTAGCAATCTCCTCTATCTGGATAGTGTCGGCTCTGCCATTACTGACAACAGTTACACCATTAATGACCAAATCTCTAAGGTCATTCTCAACGCCACCGATTACAGTGCCATTGTCCAAAGTTAAGTTAAAAATTATCTTCATGTGTCCTCCTATGGTTTTAATAAAGATACCAATAATATACCAACTATCTTATATAAACGCAAGTAAAGTTTTACCTCGCGTGCGGGGGCGGGACAATCGACAAGCCGACAACTATTCTATTTCTATTTCTTTTACAATGAATGTCAAAACTATGTGACCAAGAACAAAGAACGATGTGGTAGACACCGCTTCGTTCTGTTCTGTCACAATAGTTTTGACAATGAATGTAAAAGAAATAGAGATAGGAATAGAATAGTTGTCGGCTTGTCGATTGTATCTGTGCCCCATCCCCCCCAATGGCTTAGTAACATACTAATACCTATAGAAAAGAAAATACACATAAGAAAAGATTCGAGATAATTTAAGACCCGACCCCCCTTATTTTTGTTAATAAAACATTTACTTTTGGCTAAAAAAAATATTTCAAAATTTTTCCGAAAAGTGTTTAGTAAGTCTAGATAGTGTAAGATGATTTTGCCATGGAAGAGAGAAAGTGCCTGGGTTGTAGCAAAACCTTCCCCTTAACCAGCTTTGAATCAAAAAATTCAAAAGGTGTTTTCTATCGAAATACTTGCCCCAGTTGTCGCCGAGTTGTACAAAATAGAAAGAAAAGTAAAACTCCAGAGGCATATCTAAAAAATTTATACAGTCATTTAAAATCCTCACGTACCAAAGATAACCCTGAAATAGTTTGGGACATAGAGGTAGAAGACTTAGTAGCCATCTGGGAAGCTCAAGCTGGACGCTGTGCTTTGACTGGTTTAGTCATGACATATCACAAAGATGGGCAAGGTAAAAAAGATTTAAATGTCTCAATAGATAGAATAGATCCAAATATCTGGTATATTCCTAATAATATTCAATTAGTTTGTAGTCGAGTTAATATACTAAAACACAGTCTAAGCGAAGATTTACTTTATTGGTGGTGCAAAAACATAATTGAATACAAAGAAAATGACAGATAAAAATTTTGATTTAGAAAAATTAGCAGAACTTTATCCTGATGCGGCAAAAGAACTTTTGTCCTACACGCAAGCCTTAGATTCTAAGCTTCTTCAAAAAGAAGGAGGTAATGATTTTATTACTTACATAAAACACATGTGGCCAGACTTTGTTGAAGGCGAACATCATAAAATATTTGCGCAAAAACTAGAAGACGTCGCCAAAGGTAAGATTAAAAGATTGATTGTGAACATGCCACCACGTCATACCAAATCAGAATTTGCTTCGGTGTTCTTTCCTAGCTGGTTGTTGGGCATAAATCCAAAGCTCAAGCTCATGCAGATTACCCACACCGCTGAACTTGCTTTTAGATTTGGTCGTAAAGTACGTGATCTAATTGATTCGGAAGAATATAAACAGGTTTTCCCTGACGTCTCACT